GGCGAAGAGAAAGAAATCGTTGCAGGATGGTACTCCACAGAAGATGGACAGACTACTTCCGTTGCACACTGGTTGGAAGAAGATGACTTCCGTAAGAACGGCGGTGTGATGAATCATGAAACACTTGAATCTATTTCCAAGCGTAAGAAACCTTTCACTGTTGACTACACAGGTTTTGGATGGGTGATGATTCAGAACGGTGTCTTTGAGAATCCTGAGATGAAGTATCCATGGTTTGCTCCTAAGATGCAAATCTTTGAAAGTGGTGCAGTTCAGGACATGTGTGGCGAAGATGTGTCATTCTGTCTGGATGCTATTGATGCAGGATATGACATCTGGTGTGATCCTCGTATTCGTGTAGGCCACGAAAAAACTCGCGTTATTTGATAGGAGATTATTATGGCAGTACGTTCAAAAACTGGTTTAGTTAAAGACGGGTTTATGCCCGGTAAACCGAAAACCACTCGTCAAGGAGAGGGCAAAAATACAAAGTATGCCGCAACCTCTCGTAACGGAAAACGCAAAGCATATCGTGGGCAAGGTAGGTAAATAGATGTAACGACAGTGTTACGTTATGGCAGCATTAATTTGTAACCTTCCTTCAGTTGAAGTATGGGTAAGAAAAGAATATCTCACTGATCATCAAAGTGGGTGGGGTGAATATGTAAAGGGCGTTTGGGTTTCGGCAAAGTCGATTCCTGGACGTGCTTTTTATTTTGAGACATACTTACCAGAGTATGCAGCAATGTATGATAAGTTACCTATCAGTGCATTTCTTGCAGAACCAAAGAAACCTGATCCTGATATGAGTTTACAGAACCTACAGTTTTGGAACTGTATGGATTATGGTGTAGTTGCTGTTCAGAAGCAGTTTATTGGTAGTATGGATTATGAAGTCTATACGAGAGATCATGGAACTATGAAAGGTACTTACATTTGTACCATTGATAATTATCATCAAGATCCTGATGTGATTGATTATGCAACAAGTGAAAATCCATCAGAACATAAGTCCCATAATTTGATTGAACTCGTTAATGGACAGTATGCATTGTATCCAAACAACAGAACAAGAATCTATGATAATAGTCTGACTCCTGAGAAACCAAAAATGCCAGATTTCAAAGTATCAACTGAGTATTATCAAGTTGAAAATGGATATGACAGAATGGGCCTTGGCGATCAAGAAAGTTACTTCTGGAAAACCGCACAAGAACGAGATAAATAAAGCATATTTGCTTGTAAAAAGTGCCAGTTCAACGTGTCAGTAAATCATTTAAGGATGTTTCGATGTCCTTTAAGGTAAGTCCGCTTACCTATGATTTAATTACAAATAAAAATGAAACTGCAATTGCACGTTCAATTCGCAACTTAATTCTTACTACTCCTGGTGAGCGTCCTTTTAATCCAGAATTAGGATCACAAGTTAGTCAATTATTATTTGAACCAATTGATGATATTACGACTCAAGCATTGAAGGAGCAGATTGAGAATACCGTTAATAATTTTGAACCTAGAGTAAGACTTCGTCAGGTTGTTGTTAAACCAAACTTTGACGCAGATGAATATGATATCTCTATTCGTTATGACATTGTTGGGATAGAAGCAAACTCCCAGCAATTATCATTCGCATTACAACAGACACGATAATGGCACTAGTCAACTTTGCCAATTTAGATTTCGATCAGATTAAACAGTCGATTACAGATTATCTGCGATCGAACTCTAATTTTACCGATTATGATTTTGAAGGATCTAATCTTTCAACTATTATCGATGCGTTAGCATATAATACGTATATAACCTCATATAATGCCAATATGGTATCTAATGAGGTATTCATTGATTCCGCCACTCTCAGGGAGAATGTGGTGTCTCTGGCGAGGAATATAGGTTATACTCCTCGTTCTAGTAAGTCATCAAGAGCTAATATTTCTTTCATTGTTAACACTGCCGGTTATAGTGTAAAACCACAAACAATAACACTTAACAAAGGAATTGTTGCAACGTCAAGATTATTTGGTAATGAGAACTATACGTTCTCGATCATGGAGGATATCACAGTTCCTGTCATAGATGATATTGCTTCTTTTAGTAATATTGATGTTTATGAGGGTACATATGTAACGAGTGAATTTAGTTACAACTCCTATGATCCCAATCAAAGGTTTATCTTAGATAATCCAAATATTGATATATCTACAATCAATGTTACTTGGAAATCATCAGAATTCTCATCTGTAAAAAGAAAGTTCCGTAGATCTGATAGTTTATTTGAAGTAGATAGTCAATCTCCAGTGTATTGGGTACAAGAAATTGAAGATGAAAGATATGAATTAATTTTTGGAGACGGAGTATTTGGCATTGCTTTGCAAGAACCAAACTTTTTAGAAGTAAGATATCTTGTTAATAATGGCGATAATACAAATGGAGTCTCTGATTTATCATTTAATGGAAAATTGACTACATCTAGAGATAATATTTCTATTGATGCAGGAATCTCGCGCATCACCGTTAATACACCATCTTTTGCCGGAGCTAATATTGAAAGTATTGAGTCAATTAAAAAGTATGCCACTCAAACCTACGCTTCACAAAACAGAGCAGTAACATCTACTGATTATGAATATATCATCCCTAAGATTTATCCTGAGGCGGAATCTGTTTCAGTATTTGGTGGAGAAGAGTTAAATCCTCCACAATTTGGTAAGGTGTTTGCAAGTATCAAACCAATTAATGGCGCATATCTCTCCAACTTAGTAAAAGATAATATCAAGAGAGAAATTAAAAAATATTCTGTTGGTGGTATTGATTTGGAGATAACCGATTTGAAATATCTCTATATTGAAGCACTTGTTAATGTTTATTATGATTCTAACAATGCAAATAGTGGTGATCAGATAAGATCAATCGTTTCTACTAACATTGATCAATATGGATCATCAACTGAGATTAATAAATTTGGAGCAAGATTTAAATATAGTAAGTTTCTTAACATCGTAGATAACAGCAATCCTGCTATAACATCAAACATTACTACGATTCAAATGAGAAGAGATTTAAGAGCTTCTCTAAATGCTTTTGCTGAATATGAAATTTGCTTTGGAAATAGATTTCATGTTGTAAATCATGGACATGGGACATATAATGGTAAAATAGGATACAATATTAAGTCTTCTGGATTCCAAGTGAGTGGAGTTGCGGGAACCGTTTACCTCGCTGATGCAGCGGATCAGTCTTTAGAAACTGGAACTATTAACCTTATTCGTTTAGATTCTGCTAGTGAAGCAGTTATTGTGAGAAGAAATATTGGTTCAATTGATTATAAAAAGGGAGAAATAATGTTAAATCCTATCAACATTATTTCAACAAGTATTAATAGACAATTCCCACTTATTGAAATTTCTGCTGTTCCTTATTCTAATGATATCATTGGATTACAGGATCTTTATATTCAACTAGATACTAATAACGTAACAATTAATTCTATTAACGATAGAATATCCTCAGGTTATGATGTATCAGGATCCGGTTACATTGTTTCTTCAAGTTTTGCAAATGGAAGTTTAGTCCGTGGCACAGTTGATACGACAACAAGAACCTCTAGCACAACTAGTACAAGTTCACCACCAACAGGGACGACGACAATGTCCCCAACTTCATCAAATTCTACTTCCTCACCTACTTATTCATACTAAAGACGTCAGATGATATCAACCGATTTACAGCGAGTACAGATTCAGGACATTATTGAGTATCAATTACCTGCATTTGTAAGGGACGATTTTCCCTTGGTTGGTGAATTTTTAAAGCAGTATTATATTTCTCAAGAATATCCTACTGCACCTTCTGATATTATACAAAATATTGATGAATACGTAAAGTTAGAAACTCTTCTTGACACTCAGGATGAGACAAATCTTGGGGCCGATATTTCTTTTAGTGATACAACAATCACTGCAGGTTTTGATTTTGAGTCAAAACAATATGGAACATATCAATTTCCAGAAAGATATGGTTTGATTAAGATTGATGATGAGATCATTTTATATTCATCTAAAGACAGAAACTCTTTTAACGGATGTATTCGTGGATTTAGTGGTGTAACTGCACTGGGCAATGATGATGAAAATTTAAGTTTTTCATCATCGGAATCTACATCTCATATTCAAGGTGCTAGAATCGTCAATCTAAGTAATGTTTTATTAAAGAAATTTTTAGAGAAATTAAAGCAACAGATTGCACCAGGATTTGAAGGAAGAGAAATTGATTCAGATGTAAATCAAAAACTATTTCTATCAAGATCTAAAGATTTTTATCAATCTAAAGGTACTGATGAATCTTTCAGGATTTTATTTGCAGCACTTTATGGAGAAAAAGCAGAGGTTGTAAAACCAAAAGAGTTTTTGTTTAAGCCTTCTGATGCTCAATACAGAAAAACACGAGATATTGTTGTAGAAGCAGTTGTAGGAGATCCTTCAAAGTTAAAAAATCAAACTCTCTATCAAGATGCATATCCCGAATATGGTATTGGGGGAGCATATGCTACGATTGTAGATTCTGAAAAGATATTAAGAGGAGATAAAACTTATTATCAACTTAGCGTAGACTTTGATTATAGTAAAGATATAGATCTTACTGGCGGAACTGTATTTGGAGACTTTAGTGTCCATCCAAAAACTCAAAATATTACTTTAGTCGCAACTGGTTCGTCAATAATTGATGTTGATTCAACAATTGGTTTTCCAGATAAAGGACAAATTTATGTTAATGGGCAAAGTGGAATTTTAACATATCGTTCAAAAACTATTAACCAATTTACTGAAGTAGGTTTAGCCCATACTTCTACCTTTGGAACAAATTACCAAATTAATGCAGGCACTGAATTAAACCTGAATGTAAGTGCATATGGGTTTGAGGGAATTAGCGCCGTCTCAGTCGCTTCTAGCGATGCCTCAGCGGTAGGAATTGCTACTACTTCAAAGATCGAAGTTAGAATTGGAAAAGTTCTTGAAGAGAATTTCATCTATGATAAAACTTCATATTTTTCTAAAAATGATAATATTGAAATTAAATCACTTGGCATTAATGCGTCAAAAGCATTAGATACTAAATGGTTTACAAACGTAAGTCCTAAGTATGATGTAAAGAGTGTATCGATTATTGACTCATCTAATTTTACATACTCTATTGAAACGATTGCAAGTAATAATTTAAAAATAGGTGATAAAGTAACTGTAATCCAATCTAATGGTGCTGAAAAACAAGGTGTTGTTATTGATATTGCTTCTGCTAAGACTTTTACATTTGCAAGAGCTGGGCAGTTAACAGGAAGCAAATTTAGCGTCAGAAGAGATATTCTTAAACCAAGTGTCAGTAATTTAAATTCAAATTATTCTTATATTGAAAAATCCTTTGCTAATGTTCAAAACACTTATACAAAATATGATGGCGATGTTTTAGTTGCATCATCTTCTATTCCATCATATCATGACACCCCCCTTAACTTTTATGACAGAAAAGTACCTTTAAATGGGGAATATGATGGGGAACTTTTTACTCATACACGGAATCATGGATTTTATACAGGCGATAGAGTTTATTATGAACCATCAATAAAAAGCAATACCATTTCTATTGATAATCAAGATGTAGTAGTAGATTCGGTTATAAGCAAGTTTTCTGAGATTGATTCAGGTGTTTATTATGTGAAAAGAATAAATGATAAACAATTTAAGATTGCTTCAAGTGTCACCAAATTATATAATGATAGTTTTGTTTCAGTATCTGGTATTGTTACTGACAACTATTTCTGTCCTATTAATTTTTATAATAAAAATCTAAAACATCAAAAATTATACAGAGAATTTAAATATCCAGTTAATGACGGAAGAGAATATACAACTCTTCCTGGTAAAACTGGAATGCTTGTTAATGGTGTTGAAATTCTAAAATATAAATCTGGAGATAGTGTATATTATGGAAATATCAATAGCGTAACAGTTTCTGCTCCAGGAAGCGGTTATGATGTTATTAATCCACCTATTCTTTCTATTCAGGATTCTACTGGAATTGGTGCTACTGGACTCGTAAATGTAAAAGGTTCTTTAGAAAGAATTGAAATTTTAGATTCCGGATTTGATTATGTAACAGATCCTATCATTACTATTACTGGTGGAAATGGATTAGGAGCCAACGCACATGCAAATACAAAATTAATTTCGCACTCAGTCTCTTTCTATTCAACATCAGATAATATTCAAGTAGGGCTTTCATCAGACACCATTGGTTTTTCAACTTTCCACAGATTCAAAGAATCTGAGAGAGTAATTTATAAGACTGATGGCCAGACTGCTGTTGGCGGTATTACTGATAATTCAGAATATTATGTAAAACTTATTGATTCTAAAACAATAAAACTGTTTGAAAATAAAAGAGATGTTATTTCTGGATCAAATTCAGTAAATCTTACTTCAAATGGAGTGGGTATTCATAGATTTGAGTCATATCATAAAAAACGTGTTCTTTCTGATGTTATTGTATCTTCATTTGGCATTAATTATGAAAATAAGGAGAGAGTATCTGGAGTTTCAGGAATAAACACAGCATTAAATCAAATTAATATTTTAAATCATGGGTTCGACTCTGGAGAAACTGTAACCTATTCTGGAAATGCATCGGGACTTAGCAGCGAACAAACATATATTGTCACTGTAGTTGATTCTAATAATTTTAAATTGTCATCGGTTGGTGTAGGAACAACTGCAAAATCATTCTACTATGATACTAATCAGTATGTAAATATTAAATCATCGGGTTCTGGATCTCATACTTTCAACTATCCAAGTATTTCGGTAAACATTTCAGGTGAAATTGGCGTAACTACTTTTAGTGGACAGGATTTTAACGCAAAATTACAACCAGTATTCAGAGGTTCAATTGAATCAATTCATTTAACCGATACTGGTGTTGGTTATGGTGCAAGTGAGGTTATTAATTTTAATAAGCAACCATTAGTATCTCTTTTAAGTGGAAGAGATGCAGAACTTCTTCCAATTATTAATAATGGAAAAATAGGACAAGTTCTAGTAACAAATGGCGGATATGAATACAATTCACCTCCTAATTTAGTCGTAAATGGTGTTGGAAAGTTTGCAAAACTTACGCCAGTTATTAGTGGTGGACAAATTGTTAGGATCATCGTTGATAATCCAGGAATTAATTACACAGATTCAACAACTGTGAGTGTAATCGCTAGTGGTTCGGAGGCAAATCTCGCTGTAGATATAAATCAGTGGACAATTAACCTTTTTGAGAAGTATCAAGATATTATCGGCGAAGATGATGGCATTTTAGATACTTCTCTTACTGATGAATATGGAATCGAATATACTCATCTTTATGCTCCCAGAAAACTTAGAGAATCTGTATTCGGACAAGTTATTTCAGATGTAGATGGGACTAAGTATGGAGTTTCTGATTTAAGATTAGATTCTTCAAATACTGAAACTGAAACTCAATTTCACTCTCCAATTATCGGATGGGCATATGATGGAAATCCAATTTATGGGCCTTATGGATATGATACAAATACTGGAGGAACTGTAAGAGCATTAAAAAGTGGTTATAAACTATCACAATTAAATAATCGTCCTCCTCTTTCCGTATGGAATCAAGGATTTTTCTGTGAAGATTTTGTATTTACTGGAGAGGGCGATCTTGATGAACACAATGGAAGATATTGTGTAACACCTGATTTTCCAAATGGGGTTTATGCATATTTTGCAACTATAAATCCAGGTTTCGTTGAAAGTTCAGGAACTTTTGAAGGTTTTAAACTGCCACAATATCCGTATTTTATTGGTAATAAGTTTAAATCTAAACCTAACGATTTTAACTTTAAAAATGATTCATATCAAGAAAAATATGATATTGAAAACAATAATTGGCTAAGAAATACCACTCCATATGGACTTACATTCGATAATATATCATATGATTATTTCATAGAACCATATAAGATCTATGATGAAGTAATTGACATCACATCTACTTCCGTTGGAACAATCGACAGTATTGGTATTGTCACGGGAGGAAGTGGTTATCAAGTGGGAGATAGAATTGTATTTGAAACTCTCCCCGGTTCTACATCGGCAAAAGCAAAAGTATCTGAAGTTACTGGTAAAGTAATTACAAATGTCAGTGTCGCTTCTTCTATAGTTTCTCAAATTGAAGTTCTACCTATCGATTCTTCTGGAAGATTTGTAGCATTCTCTCAATCACCCCATGGATTTACAAATACTGATTTAGTTTCTTTATCTGGATTTAATACTTCTATTAGTTTAAATAATAATTCTTTTAATATCGGGGTTTCGACTAATTTCTTTAATCTTGCAAATGCAATAGGGACAACTTCTGCGACAGGTATAGTTACTTATTTTTCAATAAGTGGTGGAATTATTGATAGAGGTGAACTTTCAATAAGAGAGAATGATATTTTAGCAATTGGAACAGAAAAGGTTCGTGTTTTAAATGTTGATAAACTTAATTCGAGACTAAGAGTTGAAAGAGCAGTAGATGGAACCGTTTCTTCAGCTCATACTGCTACGACATCTATCTCCGAACAAAGTCGTAAATTCACTTTTATTAGCTCTAGAGAAAATAAAGTTAAATTTGAACTTAATAAGCAAATCTACTTTGATCCAAGAGAAACTTTGGGGATTGGCACTCTAAGTGGTGTTGGTATAGGATCTACAATCCTCTTCTCAAATCCAGGTGCTGGTGTTACCCAAGTCTTTATTGAGAATAGAGGGATTTTCTTACCTAATCACGATTTGAAAACAGGTGACATTGTTTTGTATAACAATGGTGGAGGACAATCCATTGAAGTGGTATCCAATCCTTCAATAGGCACTACTTATAGAATTGGGAATAGCACACCACTTTATATTGCAAAAATAAGTGAAGATATTATTGGAATTCAAACTTTTAAAGTAGGTATAGGATCAACAGGAACTTTTGTTGGTATTGCAGATACCACAATGAACTCTGGACTTCTATTCTTTACGGGAATTGGTACTGGAACTAAGCATAGTATTAAGACAGTAAAAGATAATGTCGTTACTGGTGAAGCAAATAGAAATGAAGTAACAGTTTCTACTGCATCGACTCATGGATTAATTATTGGCGAATCAGTCAAAATGACTGTAACACCAGGAATCACCACTACTGTTACAGTTAAATATAATGATCATAATAGAAGAATTGTATTCAATTCTCTTGGATTTACAACAGCAGGAGTAAGTACAAGTCAAAATACAATTAGCATTAGTGATCATGGATTTAATACAGGAGATAAAATAATTCTTGATTCCAATCCAGCTCCTACTGGATTAGAGGATCAAAAGATTTACTATGTTTCTAAATTTTCTAAAGATAAAATTAGACTTTGTGAATCGAAGTATGAAACTGAAAAATTTCAACCCAATTTTGTATCAATTGATATTGCAAGAAAAGGAAATATTCTTCCCGTTAACCCACATCTAAATGTATTTTCTGGTAACACTGTAGTATTTGATCTAAGTGACTCGTCTTTATCTTCTTTAAATGCATCTACTCTTTATTCTGCATTTGACATGAATCTTTATAAAGATTCTAATTTTACAGATAGATTTGATGGCACACTTTCAAATAATATCTTTGAAATAACTAAGTCTGGAAAAGTTGGTATTGATGCAGATGCCAAACTTACTTTGGTAGTTAATAATAATGCACCAGAGAATCTCTTTTATAAGTTCTCGGTTATAAATTCTGATTTTGTTGATTCATTTAAGAAAGAAATTGTTGTAGATGAAGAAGTAAATGGATTCAATAAGATTGATGTCGTAGGTAGTACATATCGGGGTGAATTTGTACTGACAGGAACTGGATCTACTTTCTTCAAGTATGACATTCAAGAAATTCCCGAAAGATCTTCATATTCATCTAATAATGGTGGTTTATCTTACACGACAAATTCTTTAAATGCTTATGGCGGAATTTCTAGTATCGATATTACATATAAGGGTGCAAATTATAATGAAATAGTTGGTGTATCAACGATTGTTGGAATAACCACAGGAACTGGAGCCATTCTTGAACCGTCAAGTAATACAATTGGTAAGATTCTTTCAACAAAAATTGAAAACATTGGTTTTAATTATCCAACAGATAATACAATTCGTCCCACTACGAATCTTCCAGAAGTTCTTTTACTTGAATCTTTAACCTCATTTAATAAAATAGGCATTTCTTCTGCTGGCAATAATTATAACATTGCTCCGAATCTTGTTGTTCTTGATGGGGTGACTGGAAAAAATATTGATGATGTTGATCTTTTCTATAAACTTGGAGATTCTGAAGTAACCATTAGAAAGAATACTAAAGGAATTTCAAACATTACTCCTACTATCATTCCAATTAACAATTCAAACGGAGTTGCAATCAATAGTATTTCTTTTGACATTGTTAGTAAAAATGTAACAGTCGGATTTGACACAGGATTTAGTGATCAATCTCCATTCAATGTTGGCGACAAAGTTCTCATTGAAAATGTAAGCGTTGGCGTTGGATCAACTGGATCTGGTTATAATTCAGTCGATTATGATTATCAATTGTTTACTCTGACAGATGTAAATATTCCTCTCGGCGGTAGTGTTGGCGTAGTTACCTTCAGTCTTTCAGGAATTATTGAAGATAATCTATTTGCTGGAAATTATGACTCAACCAATTCTGCAGGAAGAATAATTAACCAGAATGCTTTCCCACAATTTAACATCGAACTTAAAAAGAATGATTTCTTACTAGGAGAAAATGTTGTCTCTGGTAGTGGAGAGGGTAAAGTAAATAGTTGGAATAATAAAATCGAACTTCTTAAAGTCTCAACTTCTAGAGATTTTAAAGTTGGAGATCTTGTAACTGGACAATCTTCTGGAACTCAAGGAACTGTCAAGTCAAAACTTGAATTTAATTCTGAAATTAAAACTGGATCATCATCCATTGTTGAAAAGGGATGGAATAAAACCACTGGATTCTTTAATAACAATCAACAAAGAATTCCTGATAACTTCTACTATCAAAACTTCTCTTATGCAATTAAATCTAAAATTCCTCTGCAGGATTGGGATGACACAGTAAGTTCACTCAATCATACTGCAGGATTCCTTAAATTTAGTGATCTAATCATTGAATCTATTGATCAGAGCCCTAATCTTGGAGTCTTTACAGACGAGTCTTCTGACGTTTCTTTGACAGTTGATATTTTACCAGTTCCCGTATATGGAGGAGGAAATGTAAGGGGCGAATTTGGTGGTGGTATAAGTCTTAATTGTTATCCTGCTTTTGATTTAGTTACTGAAAATTCCAAAACTGCTTCAGGGAAGGTTTACTCTGATAGAATTTTCTTAGAAAACAGAGTTCTTACTGATTATTTTGAATCTGTCGGAAACAGAGTTTTAACTATTGATGATTTTAGCACACAGTTTAGCAACGTAGAACGTCCTACAAGATTTAGTATTGTCAAGAATTTCTTAACTGATCAAAGAACTAAGAAAATACTAACTTTTGTTAAAGATAAAGTACTTCCAGAGAGGCAAACTTCTCTGGTAACCTTGATTCAAGATGGTGTAAATGCAGAGGTTCTTAATTATGGAAGAGTTGAAAATTCATTAGATCTAGGTTCATTTGATTTTAGAATCCAAGGTTCACAAGGACAACTATTATTCTACCCAACTAAGTATCAAAATAATAACTATAATATCTCATACTGCAGTTTTGATCTTGATAATGGTGTATCTGGAATTGGAACGTTTGCGTTGGGTGAGATTTGTGACATCAAATCCACTCAAGTAGAAATTCCTGCTTCAACAAAAACTACTATCGTAGGAATTGCTTCTACTTACAGATCATCTAAGGTTTTGGTTGAATTTAATTCAAATACCGGAGTTTATTCTTTTAATGAACTCAACATCATTCATGATGACACAACAGTTGAAATTCTGGAATATGGAGATATTTCGACTAACATTGGATCAAATGTTCTAGGATTTGGCACATATTCTGCTGAAATGTCCTCTGGAACTATCAATTTGGATTTCACACCAAATCCTGGATTAGCTCTTACGGCAAATACAATCAGGGTTTCGATGTCGAGTGTTGATTCTGTTGGGGTTGGAACTACTGTTATTGGCGATACTACTGAGAATATCGCATCTTTAGAATCATTCTACACCTCAATATCTTCAAGTGGTTCTCCTGGGATACACACAATTGCAACTTACACAAACATCGCAGATACATCTGATTATAGTGCAGCATATTACATAGTAAGTATTGAAGATACTACAAATAATCAATATCAAATGTCTGAAGTCATTGTACTGAATGACACATCTCAATCTTATGTTACTGAATATGCTAATCTTGAAACATCATCAGGAATTGGAACAATTGGAGCACTGTATGTATCTGGAAATACGCATTTACAATATACGCCTCCAGCGAGTGCAGATGTACAAGTACGAGTGTTCCAACAATCAGTCCAGTTAGTTAATAAAGATAATACTGAAAATACTGAAATTGATTTAAATAATGCATCGATAACTGCTGGTTATGGTTTTTACGATGGAACTTTAATTGATGTTAAGAGATCGTTTGAATTAACTCATAATGGACTTCCAATTTTCCAAAGAAACTTTGATGGAAGTAATACAGATATTGTAGATACAACTAACAATACAATTAGAATTCCAGATCACTTCTTTACAACAGGAGAAGCGGTAACTTATTCCGTTGGGGTATCAACCACTGTTCGTATTGGCATTGAAACAACATCATTTGCTGGAATTGGCAACACTAATATTCTTCCAACCACTACATCAGTTTATGTAATTAAAGATAGTGATTCTTCAATTAGGTTTGCATCATCTGCACTAAATGCTAACGCAGTAACACCTGTTGCCATTGGAATAACTGATGTCGGGATAGGAACTTTCCATACTTTAAGATCAAGTAAGCAGAACACAAAATGTTTAATTGCCCTCGATAATTTTATTCAAAATCCGATTGTTTCAACCGCAATAACGACTACTGTAGATAGAGAAATTACAATTGGCGATGCTGTTGTTAAAACTATTGGAGTAACATCGTTCTTTGCATCTGATTTAATACAAGTTGAATCAGAAATTATGAAAATTAATACTGTTGGTTTTGGTACTACCAATGGACTTCTAGTTGATCGTGGATGGATGGGAACAGGTATTGCAACTCACTCAGTTGGTGTTGCTGTTACCAAAGTTGATGGAGCGTATAACATTGTAAATAATACCATTAACTTTTACACAGCACCTCATGGGCCCACTCCTTTAAGTTCAACTACGAATCCACCAGACGAAAGAGATTTCACTGGAATAACCACTTTCTCAAGGTTCCAAGGAAGAACATTCCTAAGATCTGAAAATACTGGAAGTGTGAGAGATGCTTATCATTCAAATTATGTATTTGATAGCGTTGCAGATCAATTTGATGCAACTACCAAAATATTTACCTTGAAATCTGAGAATGAAAATGTAACCGGATTCTCAACCAATAATGCTGTTGTTCTTCTAAATGGCATATTCCAAGGCCCTACTGGGCAGTTATCTATTGATCAAGATTACACATTGAGTGAAGCATCAGGAATTAGTAGTATAACATTTACAGGTACTGCTACCTCTGTTGCATATGATCCTAATAATGCAAATATTCCCGTTGGTGGATATATTGTTTCGGTTGGATCTACAAGTGGATTGGGTTATCAACCACTTATTTCTGCTGGTGGAACCGCTGTTGTATCAGTTGCTGGAACCATTACATCAATTAGTATTGGCAATACTGGTTCTGGTTATCGCTCTGGTATTCAAACAGTTAATGTTGGTGTTTATACTTCTTCTACAGGTAGAACTGGAATTGAATTTATCGGAACTGCTGCGGTAAGTAATGGACATATTGTTAGTGTTGCTATCACAAATCCAGGATCTGGATATCTGATTGGATCAGAACCTGTGGTTGTATTTGATGCCCCACTTTCATATTCTAACATTCCCTTAATTTATTCAGAAGATTCTTCAGCAGGAGTTGGAACACAGGCAACTGTTGATATTGTTGTTGGACAGGGTTCGAGTGTAATTGATTTTGAAATTAGAAATTTTGGATATAGTTACGCTCAAAATCAAATTTTGACTGTTACTACTGGAGGTTCTACTGGTATTCCCACCGATGTAAGTCATACATTTAAGGAATTCCAACTTACTGTAGATAAAGTCGATTCTGATAAATTCTCAGCATGGCATTTCGGCGAATTAGAGCGTCTTGATAATATTAATAATGAATTTGATGGAGTTAAGAGAAAATTCACAATTAAGAGAAATGGATCTCCTGTTACTGTAAGAGCAGCAGTAGGATCTAATATTGACGTTAAATCTACACTTCTTATTTTTATCAATGATATTCTGCAAGTACCTGGAGAAGCATATGAATTTAATGGTGGTAGTGTAATTAACTTTGCGGAAGCACCCAAGGGACGTTTTAGTGATGGTTCATATGATGGTGATACCTGCAAAATTCTCTTCTATAAAGGAACAACTGATGTTGATGTTACATTTAACGATGTTCTTTCAACTGTGAAGGATGGCGATGAATTAAGTGTCAGAGGTGATGAATCTTTAGTTCCCAACTCTGTTGATCAAAAATCAAGATTAATAACTGAGATTATTTCTACTGATACTATTGAAACAAATCCTTATTACGGAAGAGGAATTGATTCTAACCCAGATCACGCACGCACAGTGACTTGGTGTAAGCAAACTGTTGATAAAGTTGTTAATGGTAAAATTGTAAGTAAAGCAAGAGAATTGAATTCTGCTTTAGTTAATCCAAAAACAAATCTTATTCAATCTGTTGGTGTAGGATCTACTCAAATTTTTGTTGAGAGCGTAATTCCATTCTTTAACCCCGATGATGAAAATCAAACCGCTAAAAATCAGCAAACCATCAGAATAGTATCACAAAACAATCTCGTATCGGCGGCCGCAACTGCAGTTGTTTCCATAGGAAATACTGTTGAATCAATCACAATTGGTTACGGCGGAACAGGATATACTTCTGCACCGTCTGTAACTATTGAAACACCAGTAGGACTCGGAACAACCACAAGAGCAACAGCTACTGCAACTCTGACTGGGGACACTGTATCTTTAATTACTGTTTCTACACCAGGAATCGGATACACAAGAAATTCTGTTCCTCAAGTCCTCATTGAAGCACCATCTGTTACAAAGGAAACAAATAGAACGTCTCTTTATGAGGGTGATTTTGGTGAAATTGTTGGATTAACATCTACCTCCGTTGGAGTTGCTGCTACTGGATTTGATATGGAATTCTTCATCCCTATTGATTCATTCTTACGTAACACAAAGATTATTGGTACTGCTGTTACTATAAGCGACATTTCTGTCGGGGACTATTTTACTGTTAAAAATAGTAATGTCGGAAGTGGTGTTACATCACTCTATCAAACTGGCGAAACATTAGGTGTTACAACTCAATTCCTTGATTCTGTTTACGAAGTAGCAGCAGTTTCTATTGCTACAACTGCAGTGGCAGGTGTTGGCATTACATATGTCAAAAAAGTTACCGTAAGTGTTGAAGATCTTGGTGATATAACTGGTATCGGACTAACTGAGTTCTATGGTGAGTTCTCATGGGGTAAAATAACACTTGGAGATAGATCAAATGCTTCTGCATTTGATGCATATCTTTTAAATGGCACTTCTGGTATTACAACTGGTGGTGTTGTAAATAGAGTTGAACCTCTTAAACTTGTAGGATACTCTACAACATAACTGATAAATAAGTAAAAAACTACGCAAAAATGGCTGCGATTATAACTGATCAACTTCGTATATTAAACGCAAAAGATTTTATTACTAGTGTTGCATCCACTAGTAACTCTTTCTATTCGTTTGTAGGACTTCCTAATCCTACTGATGTTGATGCGAGTTGGGATAGCAGTCCTCCTGATCCAAGGGATAGTTTTGATGAAGAGAATAATTATTGGGACACAATGATTGCTCTCAAAAAAATTGATACTGATGATGTGAAGCAAGTAATTAAAAAAATTACTTGGAAATCTGGTATAACTTATGACATGTACCGACATGATGTAAAAGCAGAAAGTCCTTCAAAACCTTCAAATGCGATTAGTTTATATGAAGCAAATTATTACGTAATGAACTCTGATTATAGAGTTTACATTTGCTTACAGAATGGAACAAGTCCTGAAAATCCAAGTGGTAGAGCATCTCTCGATGAACCCACTTTTACAGATTTAGAACCTAGAGAAGCAGGTACAAGTGGTGATGGTTATGTATGGAAATATCTTTATACTATCAAACCTGGAGATATCGTAAAGTTTGACTCTACAAACTTTATGCCAGTCCCAAAAGATTGGACTACAACAACTGAAGCAAATATTTCTGCAGTTAGAAACAACGCTAGCACTAGTGGACAATTAAAAATTGTAACAATTACAAATAGAGGAGTTGGATTAGGAACTGCTAATACAACTTACACTCAAGTTCCTATAAAAGGTGATGGCAATGGGGCGGAGTGTACTATTGCTATTAATAATAATTCAAATGTGGAGTCAGTCACAATCTCAAAAGGAGGTTCTGGTTATACATTTGGAACAATTGATTTAGTTGCAGGAAACGTGCCTACAGGAACTACTGCTCCAGTTTTTGATGTAATTGTACCACCTCAAGGCGGACATGGTGCAGATATTTACAGAGAATTGGGAGCAAGAAACGCATTAATCTACTCAAGAATTGAAAACGATTCTGAGAATCCTGATTTTATAACTGGAAATGAAATTGCAAGAATTGGATTAGTACAAAACCCAAAAGCATATGGTACATCATCTAATCTTTCACTAGATAAAGCTGCAGCAACTTATGCGCTTAAACTTACAGGTGCGGGATATAGTTCTGCTACTTTTACTGCCGATTCGTTCATCACTCAAACAGTGGGACTTGGATCTACTGCAGTTGGAAGAGTTGTATCATATGATCAAGTAACAGGAGTATTAAAATATTGGCAAGATAGATCTACTGCAGGATTTAACACCGATGGATCTAAAAATACAAATCCAACATATGGATTCAAAATGGATAGATTTGCACCTAGTATTGCAGATGGTGGATCTTTTAATATTATTGGAGGATCTACAACTCTTGCAATTCAAACCTCATTTACGGGTATATCTACAGAAATAAATAGTCGTACTTATTACCTGGGGCAGTCGTTTAACGAGGGTGTTGCTCAACCTGAGGTTGAAAAATATACGGGTAATATCATTTACGTCGATAATAGGCCCTCTATTACCAGATCGTCCAGTCAAAAAGAAGATATCAAAATTATCTTGCAGTTCTAAGGAATTATGTCACAGGAAACCAATCTCAACGTCGCCCCTTACTTTGACGACTTTGATCCTAAGAAGGATTATTATAAGGTTTTATTTAAACCAGGTTATCCAGTACAAGCAAGAGAATTAACTTCTCTTCAATCAATCCTGCAAAATCAGGTTGAAAAATTCGGACAGCACTTTTTTAAAGAGGGTGCAAAAGTAATTCCTGGAAATGCGACATTTTCTACCAATTATAAATGTGTTCTTTTAGAGAATGCATACTTAGGAATTCCTCTTCTTGATTATGTCGATCAATTAATAGATGCACAAATCACCGGACAAGATTCTGGTGTTACGGCTATTGTCGATAATTATATCCTTAGTTCTGAGTCAACTAAAGATCAAGTAACTCTTTTTGTAAATTATTCAGGTTCTGGAACGAACAATCAAGAATCTGTTTTTAGAGATGGTGAATTGCTGTCTGCAAATATCACGATTTCTACAGCAAACACTTTGATTGCTGATGGAGTTCCTTTTGCATCAACTATTCAGCAAGATGCAACCGCAGTAGGATCCGCTTATTTTATTAGTAATGGTGTTTATTTTGGAAAAGGAACTTTCCTAAACGTAAATGAACAGACATTGATCTTAGATCAATATACCAATACTCCAAGTTATAGAATTGGATTAACTATTGAAGAAACAATTATTAATTCAGATCTTGATCCTCTGCTTACTGATAATTCGGCAGGATTTAACAATTTCGGAGCACCAGGTGCCGATAGACTTAAAATTATTACATCACTTTCTAAGAAAGATTTAACTGACATTGATGATAGTAACTTTGTCGAACTTGGAACAGTTGTTAATGGTATTCTAAGAGAAAAAACAACGAGCGATTACTCTGGTGTTACAGATGAATTAGCTAAAAGAACCTATGCAGAATCTGGTGACTATTATGTTAAGTCTTTTGGACTTAATGTAAAAGAATCTCTCAACAACAATGAAGGTAATAAAGGACTTTTCAGAGACGATCAGACGACATATGGAGGATCAACACCCTCCGAAGATTTAGCAATATATCAAATCTCTCCAGGTAGAGCATTCGTAAAAGGTTATGACGTAGAAACTACAGCACCTACATTTCTTGACGTACCTAAACCTAGAACTACAAAAACTCTTAAATCTCAACAAATCAATTATAAAACAGGAGAAACTCTTAAATTAAATAGGGTTTATGGATCTCCTTCTATTGGCATCGGGAATACTTATATTTTAAGTCTAAGAGATTCGAGAGTTGGTTTGAGTTCAGAACAAACTGCAGGAAAAGAAATTGGATTGGCAAGAGTTTATGATTTTAAATTAAATTCAGGAACATATAACTCATCAAATTCAAATATTAATGAATGGGGATTATCTCTATATGATGTTCAAACTACTACTGAAGTTACATTAAACGAACCTATCACGTTGACTGTGCCGACATTTATTAAAGGAAAACATAGTGGTGCTACAGCATTTCTTAAGGACGCTGCTGATGATACTACTTCGTTAGTATTGTACGAAAAATCTGGCAAGTTTATTAAGAATGAAAACTTCATAATTGATGGAATTGAAAATTCAAGAGTAGCAATCGCTGTAACTGCACATGGAATCAGCGATGTTTTGTCAGTATTTGGTAGTGCAAATGGTACTGAGGTTGGAGCAGCAAGAACTTTCTCTGCTGATGTAGTTCTTGCTAACAATTTTAACATTGGAATTTCTTCCATTACCGCAGCAGATGGAGAGCATTACACATCTATAATACGATCCACTAATCCATTATTTCCAGGACAAATTAAAGCAGGAAATATACTTTCCTTCACTGGTAACTTATCACAAGATCCAATTTTTGTATCTGTTGTAAGCGTAGCAACATCATCAATAACTGTAACCGGTGTTACTACAGTTAGAGGAGTTGCCAGCGGTGCAATGCCCGCATCAATTACAACTTTGACTGATCTAAAAGTTATTGGTGGAGATCTTGGAGTTACTGATGATAGCACTCTCTACACAGAGATGCCAAGAAAAAATATTTCTAATGTAGATTTAAATAATGCATCTTTAACTATTAGAAAAACGCAGCAGGTTAATATCGTAGACAACAAGTTATCTGCTGCAGTTACATCAGAATCAAACGAATCTTTCTTACCATTTACTCCTGAAAGATATACTCTTATTAGAAGCGATGGAACAACTGAAGAACTAACTTCAGACAAGGTTCAAATTAATTCTGCATCAAATCAGTTAGAAATTTTTAATCTTGGACTTGATAATGAGGAGGCGACTCTTGTTACAACTCTCACAAAAATTAAACCGAAGGCCAAGAACAAAATTAAAAATAGAGTAAATTCTATTATTATTAATAAATCGGTAAATAGTGCTTCTGGAATAGGATCCACAACTCTTAATGATGGACTTACATATGGAAACTATCCTTATGGAACAAGAGTTCAGGATGAAAATATTTCTCTTAATTCCGCCGATTTAATCGAAGTTCATGGAATCTACGAATTAGCGACGGATCCTTCAGCAGATAACACAGATCCATCCTCTCCATCAATGACTCTGGCTAATTTATCAGGGCCTACAGCAAAAACCTCTGATTTAGTGATTGGCGAATCTATTATTGGGGAGACTTCTAGCGCTCATGCTATTGTTGGTGTAAAACAAACTGATTCTAAGATTGCATTTCTTCCAAAAAACCAAATTAGTTTTAAAGAAGGAGAAATTGTTGTTTTTGGTGAATCTCAAACAAGAGCATCAATTGTAACTTTAGATACTCCAAGTAAGGATGTTTCTTTCAAGTTTACCTCTTCAAATGGACAAAATGGAGAATTTTACAATTTTGGAGTTTTAAACAGAAAAAATAACGAAAAAGCACCTCAGAGAAAGTTGATTGCATATTTCTCTAATGGTTATTATGAGTCTACTGATGATGGAGATATAACAACTGCAAATTCATACTCTAATTTTGATTATTCATTTGAAGTTCAAAGTGTAAACTTTGTAAGAAATTCTGATATTATTGATATTCGTCCAAAAGTTTCTGACATTTCGTTGGTATCTGAAGATGACAGATCTCCACTTGAATTTTATGGAAGATCATTTAATGTAACTGGAAACTCTGCACCCAATATTCTCGCTTCAAATGAAGGAATCTTGACAGATTTTTCATTCTACCTTGGAAGAATTGATAGAATTTACTTGACAAAAGATGGTGTATTCCAAGTTAAATATGGAACACCCTCTGAAAATCCACAAAATCCAACTTCCGTTGATGATGCTCTGGAAATTGCCACAGTATCTCTTCCTCCGTTTCTTTATGATGTAAGTAATGCTTCTAAGAAATTCTTAGAACATAAGCGTTACAGAATGACTGATATCAAACAACTTGAAAATAGAATTAAGAATCTTGAGTTCTTCACATCACTCTCTCTTCTTGAAACAAATACTTCTAATTTGTTTGTTCCTGATGCAAACGGACTAAACAGATTTAAGTCCGGATTCTTTGTAGATAATTTTACATCATTTCTTGCTCAAGAAGAATCTGTTGTTCTGAAAAATAGTGTTGATTTCAATCAAAAAGAGGCTCATCCAAGTCACTATACGACACAAACTGACTTAACAATAAGTAAGACAGGATCTGGAGATTTGAGAACTCAAGATCCAGATGGAACTAATATCAGAAAGACTGGTGATATTGTAACACTTGACTATACTGATGAACCGTTCATAGAACAAAAATTTGGAACAAGAACTGAGAGTGTAACACCATTTATTATTGGATTCTGGGTTGGTGCTCTTGCACTTGTTCCAGAATCAGATTCTTGGGTTGATCCAGTCAGACTTGATGCAAATATTGTCATAACAGAAGGAAATTTTGCAGAAACTCTTGAGAGAGCAACAAGGACTCTTAATGTTGATCCTCAAACAGGGTTTGCACCAGCTATTTGGAACACCTGGGTTAATAATTGGACGGGACAAGAACCACGTTTAGGATCTGAAAATAGAACAGCAATTTCTACAGTAGGAAGAACTACCACTACTGATACCTTTAGAGACACCACACGTCAAATATTTGACACTGGTGTCGCAACCAGAACTGGAACACAAACTGCAGTTGTTCAGCAATTTGAAAATGAATCTCTTGGAGATAGAGTAGTTAGTAGAGATATTATACCTTTCGCAAGATCAAGAAATATAGAATTCAAGATCGATTCACTTAAACCCAATACACAAGTTTATGCATTCTTTGATGGTGTAGACGTTTCCTCTTATTGTATTCCAAAGCTTCTTGAAATCAACATGATTTCAGGTACTTTCCAAGTTGGAGAAACCGTAAAAGGTTCCATGCGTTCAGTTGGTGACACATCAACTTCTGAGGCAGATCGAGAAATTTCATTTAGATTAGCTCAAGCAAATCACAGATCCGGAACATTTGATTCAGCAAGTGAAGTTTTTACTAAAAGTCCTTATAACAAAGATCAAACTCTTCCAAGTGCTTATACGTCAACCTCTACTATTCTTAATATAGATACATTTGCGCTTTGTGATCAACCACAGGCCGAATTTATTGGTAGTGTTTCACCTGAAATGATTTTGGTAGGCGAGACAAGTGGTGCTCAAGCCACTGTTTCTCAAGTGAGATTGGTATCGGATGGCAGTGCTTCCTTAATTGGAAGTCTGTTTTTACCCGATCCCAATATTGACACTAATCCCAGATTTGAAGTAGGAACAAAAGTTCTAACCTTTATTGATGATACAAATAATGATATCAGAAATGCATCTACTCGTGCAACTTCAACATTCTTGATAAGTGGTATTGTTGAAACTGTTCAAGAAAATATCGTTTCAGTTAGAAATGCCGCAATTCAATCTCAGGCTGTCAATGATGAAAGGCCGATAGAGCAAGAAAATACAACTATAGACACCGAAGTAGTATCATCAGAACTTATTGATACAAGTACTGAAACTACTAATCCACCTGATCCCCTCGCTCAAACGTTTGTAATAGAAGATAAGACTGGTGTTTTCTTCACCAAGTGCGATATTTTCTTCGAGCAAGTTGATAATATTAATATACCGGTAATTTTTGAATTAAGAACTACACAAAATGGTGTTCCAACCACAAAAATTCTTCCGTTATCTCAGAAAATACTCTATCCCAAAGATATTGAAGTAAGTGATGATGGATCTAAAGCCACAACATTTGTTTTACCTGCACCTGTATATCTCGAACCTGCCGTTCGATATGCAATAGTCATCAGATCTGCTTCTGCAAGATATAAAGTCTTTATCTCAAGGGTAGGTGAAAATGATAAATTAACTCAGACTTCAGTATCCAATCAACCTTATCTTGGATCTCTTTACAAATCACAAAATGGAGCTGTTTGGGAACCAAGTCAATGGGAAGATCTTAAATTCACCGCTTATAGAGCTGAATTTGTCAGTAATGGTTCATTTGAAATTTATAGTCCTAGACTCAATACTGGTAATAAGCAAATAGCAAAACTTCTTCCTAATCCAATCAGTCTTACATCCAGATCTGTTCGTATTGGTATTGGATCTACACTTCAGGATGAGGTATTGACATTAGGAAATACTGTATCGCAAAGTGGTAATAACGCCTCTGGTAATTACATTGGAAATGCAGGTATTGCCACAGGAAATTTAAACATCATTAATGCTGGTATAGGATTAACTCCCTCCTCAGGTGATTATGGTTTTAATGGAGTTGAACTTGTAAATATTACTAGTAGTGGAAGAAATGCAAAAGCAGACATTTTTGTTGAAAATGGAGTTGCTATTGCTGCTACAATTTCTGAAAATGTTGCTGCAAGTGGAGGACAAGGTTATGTTGTCGGTGATGTATTAGGAATTTCTACAATAGGTAATAATAACCTTGGAAGGAATCTTAGACTTTCATTAGTTTCAATTGCTAATACTAACGAGATTATCTTAGATAATGTTCAAGGAGACTTTATCACAGGTGTTGGACACTCGCTTCAGTTTGTTAAAAATAATGGATTTACAACCGCTCTTAATCATGCTACAGGTGGAAATGTTTTAATTGATGGTATCAACAATGTCATTTCTGATGGAGTTCACTTTATAGTGAATCATAAGAATCATGGTATGTACTTTGCTGATAATAAAGTGGCAATTTCTGATGTTGAGTCGGACATTCTTCCGATTAAATTGGCATCTGCATTAGATGCTTCTTCAACATCAACTATTTCTGTAGATGCAACGACTGGATTTGATACATTTGAGAATGTTGGAGTGGGAACTACTAACGTAGGTTATCTAAGAATTGGTGAAGAAATTATTTCATATGAGTCTGCTTCTGGAACCTCTATCACCATCACTGAAAGAGGAATCGACAGCACTACTGCAAAGAATTATCTCGCAGGCACTAAAGTTCATAAGTACGAACTTGGTGGTATATCTCTCAGAAGAATTAATAAAACTCATGATCTTAATAATGTAACTGCAACAGAACCGCGTACATTTGATACCTATAAGGTAAAACTTGACATGGGAACAAGCGGAGTTGGACGTTCAACTGGAGAAAGTTTCCCAATTCTTTACATGAATGAAACTAAATCAACTGGTGGATCTAAAACTAAGGCTACTCAAAATATGCCTTTTGAGATTTTAACACCTCAAATTGGACACTTAACAGTAACAAATACGAATATCAGTGCCGAAGTAAGAACTATATCTGGTTCTTCTATTAGCGGAAATGAAATTCCATTTATTGATCAGGGATTTGAAGATATTGCAATTTCTAAACCAAATTATTTCTCTACCCCAAGAATTATTGCCTCTAAGGTAAATGAGGATGCAAAACTTACTACTTTACCTGGTAATAAGTCAATGACAATGAGACTCAATCTTGGAACCACTGATTCCAGGGTTTCGCCTGTCATTGATACTCAGAGAATGAGTGTTCTTACTACTTCAAACCGCGTTAATAGTGTAATTACTGATTATGTAACTGACAGTAGAGTTAATAGTATTGATGCTGATCCTACTGCTTTCCAATACTTGTCTAAAGAAATTTCATTAGAAAATCCAGCAACATCATTAAAAATTATAGTTGATGTTTACAAGAATAAAGATGCTGATATTAGAGGATTATTTGCAATTTCTGATCATCAGAACTTTAATCCCATCTATGAATTATTCCCTGGATTTAATAATATTGATGAAAGAGGACAAATTATTGATGTTGCAAATAATGATGGATCTTCTGATTCCAAAGTTTCACCTGTGGAAGATTATAGAGAGCATACATTTACAATTGATGATCTTCCCTCTTTCAAGTCATACAGAATTAAACTTCTCCTCACATCTAACAATCAGGCAAATCCGCCAAAAATTAGAAACCTTAGAGTGATAGCACTTGCATAATGAAAAAACTTAAAGTTGAGGGGCATAATAACCTCCTCAGAGACAGCGAAACTGGAGCGATTATCAATGATGATAAATCTGGTTTTTCTTCTTATATGATGAATAAAACCATCAAACACGAAGAGAGCACTAGAATACAGAATGTTGAGAGAGATCTTGCTAATATTCATAGTGAAATCTCTGAGTTAAAAATGTTAATCAAGGAGGCACTTAATGGATCCCGATAAAATTGAACTCAAAAATTTAACTAAAAGTTTTGAATACACTAAAATTGCATCGGAAATAGATGGATGTGACGATCGAGATATGTTGAGAAGTATTGCCAAATCTTTTGTTAAACTTTATTATAAGCAGCAAGAGACTTTGTCAGTAATTAACATAGATCCATAAA